ACACTGCCCCATAATGTTTGAGGTCTTAGTGTTGAGTTACCCATCCATAATCTGGACTCATGAAATGTAACAGTGCTTGGAAAGCCATGTGCTGCTGACCATGTAGGTTCTTCTAAACTAACCTCAACACCATCTAAAGTTGTCTGAGTAACAAACTCTTTTATTAGTTTTCCTGTAAGCGTTGTCTTTGCAGAGTTAACAGACTCAATACGTATTATTCCACCACCACCTTCAAACATCCCGCCAACATGCTCAGAGGTTATTTTGTTTGCAGCATTGCACGTTATGGTAACGTCACCATCAACTGCATCCCAACCACTTCCTATAGCAAATGTATTACTATCGTAGTCTTGGTTAAAATCAAATGTTGGATAAAATGAGAATGTAATTGTAGCAAGTGTCCACGTTACGTGTGAGCCACCTCTAACTATAGTTTTTGGAGGGTGAGCGTTATGACAAATGATTAAAGTATCAGCTGACTGAGTAAAGCTCATTTCTTTTATTTGAGCAGTAGTATACGGAGTAACAATGTAAGGATTACTTGTACCATTTAAGCTTGTTTGTTTAATACCATCTTTATAAACATACATCTTTAAATTAACAAAAACTAACAAGTATGTTTGTGTGACGTTAAATTCAAATGTAACAAAGCGTTCACTGGTTTCTGTAAGGGTGCTTATATATTTCATACCCCCTCTTCTTGCAACACCACCTTGACCTAAACAAACTACATTAGTTAAAGTTTCTGCGCCTTTGTAGTAACCTTCATAGTCATGACGTGCTGTTAAACGAGGGTCTAACTCACCTGATGTGAATGATGTTTGTGAGACAGCAATCTTAGCCATTAAGCTCTAAAATTGATTAATGGAGAGTTACCAGATGGAGCAGAAGAAGGAGACATTTGAGAATCTATCGTCTTTGCTTTAGTCATCTGTTTTTCAGCTAAAGTTGCATAGTAATCACCTTTAGAGGCACTCTCTGTAATAGGGATAGAAAACACAGACGCTAAACGATATTCAAGTAGTTCTGCAAAGTAAGCTGGCAGAAAGCTCTCATCTGGTTTAAAGGTGTAATCTAAGATTATTGTTAAGTTGTTAGAATATAATTTATCACCATAGATTTGATAGTTCTCAGTTGCATCATCAATATGTTGGGCCACTAAGAAGTCAGCTGGCAGTTGATACGCATACTTCCAAGTGTTAACAGGTGTTGCAGTTAGTCTGGATAGTGTTGCTTGAGTTGAGGCAAATCGCCAAGGGTGTAAAGTTAATAAACTTTCAAATGTTAGTTCGTATAAATTTGCAGCTACTAGTGCTGCTGTAGAGTTATCCGTAAATGAGGATATAGTATCTTCACCGATCAACAATAAAGCGTTTGATGCTAAGTCAATGGATGTGTAATTTTTTACAGTAGACATAAACTAAAGGGAGATTTAGGAGGTTGGGGTGGATGTCTTCGTTCTTCTTTACTCATAAAGAAAGAAAAGCCCCCGAAGGGGCTTAACTTATTTAGTCAGAGTCAGTTGCGTTGATAACTAAAGCGTCATTAACGTCAACAACTGTTCCGCTGTTAGCAGAAATTAAGTAGAACGCTGCTGCCAACGTACCACCAGTTGAAGTGTTTGCCATAATTATATCGCCAACTTGAACGTCACCAGCTACTGCATTAAAGTAACCAGCTGAGTCTAAGACTGCTGTTGCATCAGCTGTTGAGTAACCCCACATACATGGGATTGCACTGTTTGCTGATGTTGTCATTCTTGCGAATGTATTTGCACTAAATGCCATAATTAACTCCTATTATTCAGTGATTTCGATTTTTACAATTCCAGAGTTGTCAATAGTGACTGCACCAGCTTTGTATTTACCTAAAGATAACCAAGATGTTTTCTCTGGAATGTAGTTAACTTCCGTTGAAATATCAAGACCGATTGCACAACCAATAGATGACTTATGGAAAGCAAAACAATCACGAGTAGACGATGATTTAGCTAGTCCACCTTCAGCACGAGTTTCCATCATCATGACTTGAAAGCCCATGTAAGTGTTAATCTCACCTGACATCAAAGCACGAAGCGTTGAATAGTCTGATGAAGTTACTTGCTCTACAGCCATTAAGTCTGCAATACCTTCAGCTGAAGTCAATAGAATACGGTCACCTGATGGCACTCCGTTATCATTCAACGTCTTAGCTGCTGTTGTAATTTTTGCTAATGTAAGACCAGCAGAACCATGAGAGATAGTTGAACCAGCTGATAAAGCATCCAAGATTAATTGGTCAGCTCTACGACCCATTGCGCCAGCAATAGTTTCTGCAAGTTCTCTTCTTTCGTCAAAGTTTACTTCTTGAGCATCAAACACATCTGTGTATTCACCAGCTACCCAGTTTTGTAGGGTTGCTGCTACTTTAGCGTGTGCGATGTCCATTGGTGTTACATCTGTTTGACTAGCTTTTTGATTTGCTAATCCCTTACCCATAGTTCTGAAATTGTAAGTGTCACCTACAACGCCTGTGCGTAGACGCACTGAACCACGGAGTTTTCCAGAAGTCTGGAATGCGTGCTTTACTTCTGCATCGAACTGGGCTGAAGCTGCACTTGATAGACTGATAGACATTTGTCTTTCTCCTAAATTAAATTAAAGTTTCGTTTGTTCAATTCAGGTTTCCGTATTCGGGCTGAATCTAGCAATTTTTACAAGTTGCTTGACTTTTGAATACGGGTCTTAGACAAGAGTGTCCGTTAGTGCTATTTTACTACAATTACAATGTTACTTTGCATTATTTATTTGTATTTTTTATTTTTGCTGCTGGTACTGCTATTTGATGAAACCCCCACGACTTCATTAACTCTAAAGTTATGAGGGTTGCATGATGATGTAAGAACTGATGTGAGTGTCTTGATTCACGCTTTACATGATTGACTGCATCTATTACTTCATCAATATCGTACTTCACTGCCTAACCTTATTCTGCGCTTGTTTACCATAATAGTCTTCAAACTTTTTGGTGACTTCATTTCTAAACGCTGGTGACTCAACATACCTTGGGTCTTTAACCATTTCATCTAATGCTTCTTTTGTAGTGTTATCAACAGAGTTTGCACTACTAGGAGCTGCTACATCTGTTTCTCTTAACATACCACGCATCTTTTCAAGAATACCAAAACCATCAGCAGTTGTTGCTAGACCTTGCATTACTTCAAATTCACCTTCATCAAAGTTAGCTCTGGCCCATGCAGTAAAGTCATTGATACGTTGTGGTGCATCTTTGCCTATACGCTTTATTTCATCATCAAGAGCTGGCTGTGCTTCCAACATACCATTCATGTAAATTCCCATAAGCTCTGTGTGTTTCTCTTGAGATAAACCAGCTTCAGCAGCCCATTCGTTAAAGTTAACTAACATTGGGTCATCCGTTGCTATCTCTGCGTCAATACCTTCAGGCATCTCTACTTTATAACCATCACTAGGCGCACCAGTAAATGCTCCTAACTTAGACTCAAGTCCAGCATAAGCTTTGGCTTGGTCAGCAACTGACTTATATTTACTAGACTTAAACCATTCAGGAGCTTCACCTTCTCCTTTAATCTCTTCACTCATCATCCAACCTTCAGCAGTTACCTCAGTAGTTTCTGTTGGTTCAATTGATTGGGTTGTAGTTTCAGCCACTACTTCTTGTTCACTTAATAACGTCTCTTCTTCACTCATTATTGTCTCCTTGTGGTAAATAATCGCCATGTTCTCTTCGTTTAATGGCATTTTGTATAGTTCGTATTACACTGTTTTGCCCTTCTCTGTAGTAACCTTGTTCAGCTGGCTGAGTAGGAATACAGACAGGGGCTTTAATATAACGCTCCTCCCAATGACTGAGTATCTTCTTGCCATCAGGAGTTTTAAATAGACGAGCTACCATTGCGTCAAAGTCTTTGTGATTAGCCACCCATCTGCCCCATAACTTGTTGTGCCATCTCAGGGTTCTGAGCTGCTGCTTCTGCTGCTTGAGCCATTTGTGCCTCTTCTTGCATCTGCTGCTTCATAGCTTCTCTTTCTTGTTTGTCTCTTACAAGCTCTGGGTCAACACCAAGTAACTTAGCGATATGCTCTGGGAATGCTTCAAGGTCAAGACCAATCCTTAATGCATCTTCACCAACCATAGAAGCAAACTGTACAAACTGAGCCAACTTGTTGACCTCATCCATATCTTGTTGCTGTGCTAGCGGTGAAATAACTTTAATATTAACCAGTTGATTGCCAGCCTTAATAGGTGCAATCTTTCCATTACGCTGGAGAATATCCATTGCTCTTTTGATTAGCTTGTTAATGAACTCCATTTGCAATCTACCAAACGATGAACCAATGTCAGACATTAACTCTTGTTGTCTGATTGATACTTCAGTTGCTGATTTAGTTGGGCCTTCCATTGGGCCAAGCTGGTCATGAAACAAAGCTTTCTTGATGTTCTCTCTAAGGTCTTGGAGTATTAACTCACTGACATTAAAGTTACCACCTGATTGTAATGGTGATAAAGAACCTTCAGCTGCTACTGGTATAACTGCTCCTGACTTAATGTTAACTGTCCAAGGATTAAGAACACCATCATCAACAGCTGTGTAAACTCCGACAATCTCTTTCTCAGCGTTCTTTAATACAAACTTAACAACTTGGTTAGCTGTCTTAATATCAGGCAGTGCTGTCATGATAGGGCCACGACCATATCTTTCACCAGCTACTTTAGACCAACGAAATACAATCCAAGGTGAAACATCAAAGTAGTCTTCAAAGATAACATGCTTAGTGTTCTCTTCAATAATGACGTACTCATAGACTTTTTTAGTAGGGTTGTAAACAGTTGCTTCAATAATAGCAACAAGCTCATCTGGCTTGTCTTCCATCATTTCCATTACTGCGGTTGAGCATTTACCTTTAGGCCATATTTGCTTAATGTTACGAGCTGGATGTTTATGAAGTCTAAAGACAGTCTCAATTGTTCCATGAGGGCCATCTTCAACCAACAACTCCTTAAGCGGAACAGCTGTAAACTTTAGTAAGTCATCACCATCACCTTCATCTAACAACAATGCGCCAGTTCCAACAGCTAAGTCTAGAAATGCTTCATGCGCTTCTGTTGCTAAGTTTGATTGATTGATGTAACTAAACAAAGTATCAGTCACTTCTTCTAGCTGCTTATCTATCTTGCCTTGTTGTTCTTTTGGAATACCAGTACCAGCTGATAATTTAGCCCACTTCTTAAATGGCGGTACTAAGGTTGATTGCAGTCGTGATGCAAACCTTTGAGTTCCTATCAGTGCTGTTGAGTCGTATATCTTAGTATTCTTTTTAGAACCTTCAGCAGTCTCATTAAACACTTCCCTTTGAGGTAGTGCATATTCATAACACTCTTTCCAATGTGACTCCCATGATGAACGATGTTGTTTCGCTGTCTCATATCGTTTCATCAGAGCAGCAACACCTTCTGTGCTTTTCTTATAAGTTGGCATAATTTATCCTAATGTGTCTGAAAGACCTTCTTCAGTGTTACCTTTTGAGATTAAAAGTGAACGACCTCTTCTTCTACGCTTACCAGCATTCTGTTGTTTCTTAACAGCAGACTCTTCAGCTCTTAAAGTTCTTTCTTGGTTTGCTTCAGCTTTAACTTCAGCTTCTGATTTCTTAGGTGGTGCTGGTGGTGGTGCTGATTTGTTTCCACCAAATGACAACGTCATCTTATTTTCTAACCATTCAAGGTTATATGTTGGTAATATATATTTCATGTATTTCTCCTTTTTAAAAATTATCCTAATGTGTTTGAAAGCCCACTATCATTCAGTAAAGAACGATTACGAGGTTTTGCTCGTCTAATGGTATTTTTGTCTGCTGTTTGTTTATTTACTACTGCTGCTGGTGTTGCATTGATAGATTCATAAGCTCCTTGTTTCTTTAAAATATTTGGATTACCTCCTGTTGCAGCATTAGACCTAGAGCCTTTTGGTTTAAAACCTCCAGCTGCTATATCTGCTGATGACTGTGGGCCTGATGAACTACCACCAAATCCAAATGTAAATTTTTTTACTAGCCATTCTAAATTGTAGCTAGGCAATACTTTCATGTGTTTCTCCTTCTTTATGTAGTTATATAATTGCCAAGGTGTTACCACCCAGCACGCTTTTATTCCCACGAGTTGTTTGCATACTGTGACGCATGTCATCAAACCCCTGAAGATAAATTTGTCATTGATTGTTTTAGCTCTGATTACTGTCCAACCAGATTGTCTAAAGATAGATGGAACATCGTCTTCACTTGTATAATTTAGAATAGTTATGTCTAAGCCTTGTCCTAATGGGTCAACTAACAGCCAGTTAAAACCATCCCATTTAAAAGCGCAGCAATGTCTGAATCCTTTTCTAGTGAATATATCCCATAGATGTGGAAAATCTGAATTACCAAATGCAAAGTAATAATCTGCTTTAATTGTTAATGGTGTAGTCATCATTAAATCCAGAAGCTCAATGGATAGAACGCATCTAACCAGAAACAAACCCAGACAGTAGCTAGTGTATTAGCACTTATGAGTAATGCTGTTACGTACTTCATGCGGTTAACCACTCTATGTTTGCTTGGGGCTGACCTATTCGTTCTTGTTTACTTCTATCTCTGAAAGCTATAGCAAAGTATCTGAAGGCATCAGCATAGTGACTTGACCAATCATGTAATGGATGAGTCTTGTATACGCCTTTCTTCTCATCAAACTCTTTACGATACCTTCTAAGTGCTTGCAGTCCATCTTTACAATTAGTCTTATGAAAGTAGCATTTAGGAAGTATGGCCCTAGCAGCATGAATACCATCTTCAATTGTTAATCTCCTAACAACTCTGAAGTGTATGCCTAGCTTACGAGCTGTCTCTAATCTGGATTTACCTGTGCCTAACTCTCTTACTTGAATATCATGTGGTGCGTAATGGTCACCGAATACTGCTTGATGTTTAGCTTTCCAATCATGTAGCCAATTGACGTAGAACTGTAAGCCTTCACCTTGGTTCTCATAGCAATCAACAACACGTATCTCCATACCTATCTGTTGTACTAAGAATATACAAGTGCTATCACTCATTCCTAAATCCCAGTAAGTATCAACAAGGATGTTAGGCTCAACAGCAAAGTCCATAATCTGGTCATTAGCAATGAACTTGGCATAGTAAGCTCCATCCCTGTTAGAAAGTACCTCACCTTCCCAGACGTGGTTGTATAGGTCTTCGTTCTTATCTTTAAGATAAACTCTTTCCTTCTCTAACTCTTCTGGAAACCAAGGGTTATCATTGTAGTTAACCTTCTGAACGTAAGCTTGTGGTGGAGGATTAACAACAAATCTTTGATAGGTGTCATCCATCTCATCAAGAGGATTAAAGCTTACCCATATCTCACTACCCTTCTTTCTTAAAGTCGGAATAAGCGTTTCCCAGCTAGAGTAGGTGATAGACTCACTTTCTTCGCACCATACAATATCGAGGCCCTCATAACTTTTAACCTTACTGATGTTGTTAGACAGACCAAGAAATAAGAAGCGAGAACCATTCTTACCTATGATTTGAGACTTCTGAACATCAAAGAAATCATTAAGACCTAATCTTGTTACTGTGTCACCTAGGAGCTGCAACACTGAATCTGATATAGAACGCTGTATTTCTCTAGCGCATAGTATTCTAGTAGGTTCTTTAAATGCTCTAAGCACTAGCAGCTGTGCTATCGAATAAGATTTCCCAGAACCTCTACCACCATAGACAACTTTATAACGCATTGGGTCAAGGAATGGAGTGAAGTGCTTAGTTAGCTGTAAATTAATCTTCAAGCTCTTCCTCTATTGCATCAACCACAGTAATAACCACGTTGTTATCTTGCTGGCCTGTTAGGTTCAACTCTTTGATGTCAGCGTAGCCTCTATCTCTTAGAACCATTGGAGCAAACTTGTTAAGAACAATTGGGTTTCTATCTTCAAACACTTGCTTATTAATCTCATCTTCCCATCTATCTCTTAGTGCTTCTTTGCCCTGTTCACATGCCTCTCTAAAGCTGTCACTTTCTTTTGACCAACGATAGAATGTTTGCCTTGTTATCTCTACAGCCTTACAAGCTTTGCTCACGTTACAATAGCTATTCACATAAGCATTGATAAACTTAATCTGATTGTCTTTCAAACCATCACCAATGATGATAGGCATTTGCTTATCCATTAGTGCTTAGTATGTTGCTCATGTTCATTAGGTTTTTCTACTATTAAATCCATTTCTTCTTTCATATCAACAATGCCTAAGTGAGCATCATTCACTGAGATATTAAACTCTTCAGAGATCACTATCAAAGCAGTAAAGTAAAAGTCAGTAGCTTCATCATCATCAAAGTCTTCAATTACTTCATCTACGCTATGAGACATCTTTAGATTTTTGGTTCTTTGTTGCTTGCCACTCTTGAAAATTACCAAGCTCACGAATTATTAATTCAAAGTTGTTACGACCCATTTCATCTTTACAAATGTATAAACCACCTTCAGCTATTTTTTTTACTCTATCAATTTTGTTCATTAACTTTTCTATTTCAACAATCAACTCTTACTCCTATAATCTTTCATCAGGCTGTGGCAATCTAATACCCCACTCAGCACTCCATTGGTTTACTCGTTCAAGAAACTCAGACATTTCTGCAACCTTTAAATCTTTAGTGCTTTTAATTTTTAACTCGCCATCTCCGTAATACTCTTTACCAAGAAAGTCACACTTAAATCTTGTGTGCATTCCTTTATGCCATTTACCACCTTCAAAGTAATCTTTAATTGGTTGCTCTGTTTCTGTATAAATTATTTTTAACCAAGACCAATACAATTTGTTTTGACGTTGAGAACGAGTTAATTTGTTTTCTGTTATTTCAATAATAGCTTTATTGCCATCAATCACGTTTAAAAAGGAAGCAATAAAACTTGGGAATAGCTCTATAGCATATTCTTCTTGCCCCCTATTAACGCCCATTTTCATTATAGGACAGCGTACAGAGTGTCCACTAAGCTTTCTTTAGTCCTACGCCTATCGAGTTCAATTCCATGCTTACGACCTATGCGTTCTAACTTAACAGCATCCAATTTGAGAAGCTCAGATTTATTCAAGCTCTCCGACCAATAAGGCTTGTACTGACTCATGAGCCTAACCCCATTAAATTTGCTAGAACTCCAATGACAACAAACGCCACAAACAATGATAGTGATTTGTTAGCTTTCGCCCATGTTATTGCTTTATCTACATATTCCATCTTCTTCTCCTTAGTTATTATTTTTTCTTTTTGTTTTTTACAGGTGGTCTTCCTTTAGTTTTTCCGTATGTACCTTTACCTTGAGGCATTGCTTTCTCCTTAGTTATAAATTTATAATGTTGTCGCTATACAATTTTTTTAATGTTCTTATAACACCTTCAGAAAAAAAACCACGAATCATGTCTGGGTCTTTATCACTCGTCACTCTGCCATCTACAACGTCATGACATGCTGAGCAACAATGCGCTGCTAACAAATCTGGACTCTTAGTACCCATTCCAAATGATGGTAAATGAGCCAGCACCGTTGTCAGATTTTCTCCTCCTGATATACACACACGAGGAAGCATAACTTGACAGGGTTGGCCCTTTGCATATTTACGAAGCTTAGACATTAACTGCTACCTTCTTGGCTAATTGTTTTAACTTAGGGGCTACATCTAAATGAACCACTTTTTTCTTATACTCAATCTCTGCCAAAGCATTCTTTCGATGTCTGTTGTTTTGTTCAGCCTTCCAAGCAATACCTCTCATTACCTTTAATAGCTTTGGTATCTTTGGTGGAAACTCATTACCTTCATCAGATATTTTGTTTAAAGCTTCATTCCAACAATGGACTTCTGCATCTCTATGCCTTTCTAGTTGACTTGCTAAAAATTTCCAAGTCTCAGGCATCTGTTCTTTCTGGGCTTTAGGTGTTGCAAATCCATACTCCATCTCTAAGCGTGTATAAATCTGTGACGCTATAAGAACATAATCAATTGAATCATCCATGTTGTAATCTCCTCTTAGTGTCTTGATTTTGATTTAACATTTCTTCTATTTCTTTCATGCTTTTTGGTGCTGCTATAACTTTGCCATCCATGTTTTGATTAATTTGTTTACTCATTTGTGCATGTGTTTGTGGTTTAGCTTTAATCTTTTCTAGAGTTTTTAACCAGCCTCCTTTCTCATCACCACGAACATAGTTATTAAATCCAGCGTTAATTGCACGCTCAGTTAAGAATGGTTTGTCTCGTAATCCAGCCTTATCTTTAAACTCTTGTATTGCAGTATGTAAGACTTTGTCACTTATGCCTCCATACTCTTCTTTTATTACATCCAATGAATTGCTGTTTGGATAAAACTCATCAATTAAAACTTCCCAGCCCTTACTATAAGAACTATTAAAACTTGTACTATTATCTTTGACCTTTTTGTCAATAGGGGTCATGACTTTATTATCATGGGGGGTATTGATTTTTTCGTCAATAGGGTGTGAAAGACTTATGAATCTCTTCTCTATCTGCTTACTTCCTTCCCTGTATTTAATCCTTCTGTTAATGAATTTATGTTTAGCTAGGTTAGCAATCCATCTACTAACAGTCTCTACAGAAACGTCATACAGCTCTGCAAAATACTTATTAGTTGCAAAGCACTCACCAGTAGTGTTTGCCAGAACCGTTATCTCAGCGTACATTAATTTTTCCATTGGCTTTAAAACCTTGGAGTATCTAACCTCCGCTGTCAGCACAGCATAATAACTTGGCTGTTCTTTCATTTTTGTTTGCTCAGTATTCATCACGTATACCCTTTTATTGTAAAATTAAAATATCCTTCATTTTTCTTTACTATCTTCTTAAGCAGCTCTATACGCATAACCCTAGAGTCATTAAAGCTGTATCTTTTCTGCAAAATATCTAACAAACTCTTGCAGCAGTTATCGACATCTGAATTCTTACTAATTCCAAACTCGAATCTAACATCTAACTCTCCCTCTGGTATCTCATAGTGAGGAAGCATTAGTAACACTTCTTTCTCATACGCCTTGTACTTTGGCGTTTTAAATCTCTTACCTTGCCATGCGTCATTTATAGACAAAGGCTTAATGTGCAGCTGTATAGTCATCCATCTCCGAAAAACCTCTGCAATCTCTCTCTAATTCAGGCTCAAATTTCTCATACATTTGGTCTCTAACTCTTGGGTCTGGCCTATTGCATTGGTGTCTGTCGCATACCCTTGCTAATTTGCACCTATCTTTACAAGAAGAACTGCTCATCATTACAATAATGCAAACATATTTTGTGTATACTTCTTGTATATAAGAACATAAGAAATATTCACTGGTTGAAAAATTCTGGACAAAGTAGCCTTCTATTGAATAAACCGTTAGTCTTTTGTTCGATTTCGATGGCTCTTTTAGGCGGAATTCCCTTTTTAAGCCAGTAATATATGTGACCTGTCTTAATATTTAGAAAATCGGCTAAAGCCTGTTGAGTTCCAAAATGTTCGATTAGTTTATCCATGCAAGTATTATACAATGTTATTTTGTGTTAATTAACCAGATTATAAGGTAAATTTTATGACCAATCAAATTAAATCAGAAATTAAATCAAAAATTAAATCAAAAATTGAAAGAAAAATTGATAAACGATGTAAAGAAATGGATGAGTCTGAAAAGAAGGATTTTTTAAATTCTTTAGGTGGCAGAATTTTTATG